ATCTTGAATATCACAAGCAAAAATGGGGTGGAGAATATGGAAGAGAAGTTTATCAAACACCTTTTGCTAATCCTGAGTTTGGGCAGTATATCGCGCCTGAAAATCGTCAAATGCCGTATGGACAAAAATATGTCCGTTCCGATTATGGGTTTTGGGTACTCTAATTATAGGTTCTGAGAAAGGGTGTTATATGCGGGTACAGATTCAGCATATTGGCGAATTGGCTTCGGTTGGGATACCCGAAATCCCTATCCCCAGCGATATTGATTTGAGCAAGTTAAAAACTGAAGAACAGCCCGTCACATTGCGAATAGGCAAAGTTGGGGCCGTCTCACGAAATGCCTCCCCAACAGGAAAACCGCGCAAATACGGACTATCTTTCTATCAAAAACTAGTGCAGGAAATTGCTGAAAAACGTCCAGAGGGTGCATGGGGGCATCTGATATCGCCTGAGAAACGTGCTGAACACTATGCGCCGCCAGCAATACGCTGGCTTGGGGCAGTCATAGACGAAAACGGCGTGGTGTGGGGCAAATGTATTCCTCAGACATCTGAAGCGCAAAACCATTTTCGTATTGCCGAAGCGACCAAAGCTCAGGTCGCCACGTCACTGCTTGGCGATGTGACGTTTGTCGGTGAAGAGGGTGTAGATATTAAACTCGAAAATATTGATCTTGCACATCCGCCGCGAGTGGGCGTGCAGGATGCTATCAGTTATGTATACGTTAGTGAGATGGAGGGTAGTATGCCACCAACAGTAGAATCGCTTACGACTGAGTTAGATAACGCAACTCAACGGGTAAGTGAATTAGAAAAGCAAATTGCGTCATTGCAAACAGATGCGACTCAGGCACAGGCTGTTCGTGCGCTGGTGAGCGAATACGCCGATGCATTCGTGCGGATGGAAATCAATCTATCGGCATCAGGGAATGACCTTGTTAAGGTTGTATCTGAAATGATCGCCAAGTTGCAAGAATTTCAGATTCAGAATTTTAATCGTGCGGCCGAACATGTAGTTAGCGAGATGGTGCAATTGGACATATTGCGACCAATCGTTTTGCGTGAACTTAATCTGGTTGCCCCTAACGCCTCTAAAACATTAGTCGCCGAGATGGTTCAGCGATTGCCAAATGTTGAGGCAGTCAAAACACGGGTGAGCGAGATTATGAAGCAAACTCACATCGAAGCGATAGCCAAAGCGATTGTCGCCGAAAAAGCCGGCCCGTCTGCCATTGTCGGCGGGACAACCAAAAAAGACTGGCGTGACGAATACGTAGAAAATGCGCGACAGATCGCCAAAGAAATGGGCGCATTGAAGTAGGTTTTGTTTTAGCAGTCGGAACGCGAGAGTTTAGCAAATCAAATGAGGTGATGTATGTCATTAACAGTTACTCCAGCAAATGTGGCCCCTCTAGTCGGTTCGGTAGTCCGAAACGGGATTTTAAACGCAGAGGCGGCATTAGGAAGCGGGGTTTATCCTCTCAGCACGGGCAAACTGGCAAAGTCACAAGCGAATACGGCGGCAGCGTCATTGGCGATTGGTGTGCTGGTTTCGGCGAACGAAGCTGGGGCAACCACGGCACCTGCTGATAAAAGCGTAGCCATTGTGACGTTTGGCCCCGTGGCTGGTTTTACGGGGATGACACCGGGCGGGTTAGTATATGTTGATGCTAGTACGGCGGGAGCGTTTACACAAACGAAACCGAGCGGCGCATCTACATGGACACACGCGATTGGGTATGCACTAGAAGAGGACATTCTTTTCGTTATGCCCGGTATAGCGTCACCAGTTAGCAACTCATAACTGGTGGATAGTTTTTGAGAAGTTCTGAGAAGACATTTTGTGAGAATTACGAGGTGAGGCGATGAACATTTTAGGGAGTTTGTGGCGAGGGCTACTCTTGATTGTAGTGGTTGTACTTGCATATCTGGTTTTTCAGCCAGAATTAGACCTGCAACAATTTCTTGTTGGGAGTGGGACGGTCGCAGTAGGAACGGTTTTAGGCCCCAGCATGTTGGTACGACTGGCTATACCGACCGGTATTGATGGGGCAAAAGTCTTTCAATTTCAGTTGCGCGGAAACTTGACAGCAGAACAGGCAATTACTAAAGCTGCCGCAGCGATTGGCGCGGTAAATGAAGAGCTGGCCCAACGTTATTCGGGCTTATGGTATATAACAGACGCTTTATATGCGTACTATCGGCAGGGCAATTCGGGTGGTAGAACTGAAACGCCTGAAAAAGTAGAAGGCAAACCGGCAGACCCCGTGCATGGCCAAAACATCGGACATATGCTTCCTCTCAAAAATTATGAAGATGCTTTAGGATGGACGCCGCTTTATATGCGTGACGCGCCTGTGTCACAGTTAGATGCAGATGTGGCCGAGATTGCAGACCGATGGCGGAATAAGGTACAAAAGGATTTTTTGACGCGGGCGCTCCATCGAACCGAAAATGTAATTGGTTCGGCAGGATATGATGTGCCTTGGGTCAAAACTGGCGGCTCGGTGGACTATGTTCCTCCACAATATAAAGGTAAAAAGTTTACAGCACACACGCACTTCTTAGCTGTGGCTGGAACAACTGCGGCGGATGTGCAGACATTGCTCAACAATCTGGCAAATCATCTGCGCGAACACGGACACACAGGGCGGTTGGTTGCATTAGTGAGCGATGCCGACATCGCTACTTATGCCTCTATGACGGATTTTGTAAAACTCAATCCGCAGCAATTCATTATTCCCGGCGGGAATACAAGCAGCCCCGTAGCGTATGCTCAAGGTGAAGTGCAAGGAATGCCCGGCGAACTCTTTGGCTATCTCAATGGACAAAAAGGCGTGGTAGAGCTGCGCTATGATGAGCGTATGCCGACGGGTTATATTTTTATGACGAAATCGTACGGACAAAACAATCCGAAAAATGGTATCGCCATTCGCCGTCATCCAACGGGGGGTTTTGGACTGGTAGTTGATCCCCAACTATCGAAGTCTATTAATCCTGAACTGGAATCCGTTTTGTTCAAGGGTACTCATGGGGTCGGGGTCAATGAGCGTACTAATGGCGTTGCCGGGCGGTTTGGCAATGCGAGTTACGCTGATCCTGATATAGACTAGCTCTGAGAAAGGGCTTTATGGGAAATCTCTACTCAGGAGTCGCTATCCACACTACCGCGGGGTGTAATCCCCACAGTGGATATGGCAAAGTCGAAATAGGGCTACTGCGGGGGTTTGCTGAGATTGGTATACCAGTAACCCCTAGCGGCCCTGTGGACTGGGCCGCAGTGGCGGTATTGAGTAATGTAGCATGTAACCTCGAATTTAACACCAAACAGCCCGTTACAATCGTAACGGCTCATCCGCGTAAATGCCCTAAAGGTGCTTGGCTATACACTATGAGCGAATCTGATAGGGTAAGCGAAAAGTGGGTAAAAGCCATTAATAAAAAATGCGCTGGGGTGCTTGTCCCATGTCCACAGTTGGTCGAAATTTATCAACAAAGTGGGGTTAAAGTGCCTGTCTATGATGTGGGGTGCGGGGTAGATTACTTCGTCCCAAAGTACAACTTGAATAAAGCGCCCAAGAAGATCAACTTTTTAACTTACTCGTATGGAGACATGCGGAAGGGGGCCCACCTCGCCATAGTCGCATTTAAGCGTCTATTCGGAAATAAACCTAAATATCAGCTATGGGTCAAATCGAGAGTGTCCAAAGGGAGTTGGTTAGCAGGATGTAAAGACGAACAAATCAAGTTATGGTCAGGAGAGTATACCGAATCACGTTGGTTTGACCTGTTACAAAATGTGCAGGGCTTCGTCTTTCCTAGCTATGGTGAAGGCTTTGGGCTTCCTCCCAGAGAAGCTGCACTCGCGGGTACACCCGCTATCGCAACCCAGTGGCTAGGACTATGGGATGTACAAGAATGGGGTTATCCAGTGCGGGTAAAACGGATGCTACCCGCCCAATTCGATTTTTGGGAAGCAAACGAACAAGGGGCGTTATGGGCTGAAGCAGATGTAGATCATCTCGCAGAGCAAATGGAGTGGGTAGCAGAAAACCCCGCATTGGCAAAAGAGAAGGCCCGAGCCGGGCGCGACTACCTGCTCGATAACTTTACATGGGCTAAGACCGCACGGCGCATTATCGAAGTCATATCGTTAGAGAGGAAAGACAATGGCGATCACAGCGCAACAAATCATTGATCTACGGGCAGACATTGGCGATACGAATAACACGTTTTCCGATGCGGAAATTGAACGCATTTGGGAGCGGGTGAGTGGCGCCAGCAATGAACTTATTCAGCATGAAGCTGCCCTCGCCCTTATGGCTCGCCAATTGATGAATAACGCTGCTAAATTACATGACTTCTCAGTGGCAGGAGACAGCAACCGTCTCTCGCAAATCTTCGAGCATCTCAAAGACATATATAAAATGTATTCGCCCTCGTTAGAGATTGCACTGGGCGTGAAACCCGTGCAAGTAGCAAAGGGTTTGATGCGAGGGTATCCGCATCCAGATCGTGAGTCGCCTAATGCCTGATTTTAACAGATTTATCAATTGGGGTGGTAAGACGGGGATATGGATCGGGGATATAGAGCGTGACGCGGTGACCGATTTTGTTTTGGGCTATCACAGTATATCAATCCAGTTTTTACGCCAAGGAACATTACTCGGCGCACAAGCGGTATTGATCGCGGGAAGTAGCCAAGGCACTGTGCAAGGTGAGACGGGGCGCTCAGGAGAAAACAAATTGTATTTGATTGGGGCGACTGATTTGGATATCCGTGCAGGCGATCAGTTCACTTATCAAAATGTGATCTATCAGGTAAAAACTGTGATGACACATATTGATGGAAGAATCAAGGCCTTGATTCAAGGTCTAGATTAGTTCTGAGAAAGTGGTTTATGCGATGGGGCTAGATTGGGGAGGAACGGATGAAAGCCTTCTGCGCGGCGTGGATAACTATGGCAAGGCAGTGCGGGACGCTGTACATAGAATCGCGCAATATTGGGCCCCAATCCTCGAGGATGATGCTAAACAGAATGCGCCTTGGACAGACCGAACCGCCAATGCTCGTCAAATGTTGTATGGCTGGACGGATATCATTGAGGATGCGGTTTATCTCTACCTTAGTCACGGGGTAACTTATGGGTATTGGCTCGAAGTTAAAAAACCAACTAGGACAGTTGATCTTGTTGGATTGGAACTTAAAGAGGCGGGCAAATATGCGATTGTGCTGCCTACATTAGAGAAGTATTTCAATCAAATTATGAAGATGGTGGGAGATGTGATGGGATGAGCTTTGCGGCGATTATGCGGACAATTGATGAGGAACTGCGGTCTAAGATTGAGAATAAAAAAGAGGCACAAGACCAACTTGTAAAGCTACGGCGATATATAGAAGGTGTATATAGTCGTGTACGGGTTACGCCTGAGCAACTGGCTTTATATTCATTGTCGTTGCTTATGGAAGGGCGTGACGTAGCGTGGATACTCAATCGGTCAGATAGTTATTGGAAGAAGAAACTGGGAGCGGGGTAATTATGCCTCCGATGCGCGAAACTGTCCGTAATCTTATCGAGAATGATGCTACGCTACAGTCAATTCTTACAGGTGGAGTGTGGGATGCGGATGAGTTAGATCGGCGTGGACTTAGCATCCGAGGTACAGCGAAGACATCAGATAATTTAACGATTAAACCCATCGGTGTTTTGAGATGGGGAGCAGATACAGTTTTTGGCCCACACTTCAATGGGGAGAGACGTTTTTTAGATGTTTATGTGTACCAGCCCAAAGGATATACAACCATTGATAGTGCAATGCAACGCATTAAAAACCTGTTGCACAGACAAGAAGTGGCGGGAGATGATGTGAGCTTTTGCTGGTTGAATTGGGTATCGGGTACACAAGAATTTATTGCTGAGGAATTAGGCGGTGCGGCAGCCCGCATGATTAAGTTCGAGGTTATTTATCTCAGGAGGTAACGGCTATGCCACCACGTTCATATGGAGAAGTTGTATTTTCACTCAAAAAGTTGCAAATTGCGTCTTATAACATCCTCACCGATGTGATGGGAACCCCGGTTGATTTGCCCGAAGCACAAAAACTGGAATTCGCTTTCATTGCTGATAATGACCAAATCAAGGCGGAAGGCGCTTTAACTCATCTTTTAAGCGTTATTACGCACGGGACTTTTAAAATGTCAAATGCGGGGTTGTCATTTGAGGCCTTAGCTGCGATTACAGGGGCATCTAATGCCAGTTCTGGAACTACTCCCACACGATCTCGGAAATTCCGTACCGCCGCGGGTGGTGATGGACTTCCTTATTTTACAATCGCAGGGAAGATGTCCGCGGAGGGAGGGGCAGATTTCCACGTTGGGCTGGCTGTGTGCAAATTAGACACGATGCCAAGCTGGACATTTGAGCAAAACAAGTTTGTACTCAGTGAGATGGCGGGTAAGTGTATCCAGCGATCAGGGGGCAAGGTTGTCTATATTGATGCACATGAAACCGCGACAGACATTAACTTCACCGACCTGTTCTCGTCTTAAGTCTTTATTTTGCTCAGTTTGCAAATCAATTAGAAGAAGAGGGAAGATATGACTGATTTTATAGTGACAAGCGGTTCGGCATGGCGCAAAACACATATAGCACAGTTGCCAAGCGGGAACGTGGCCGAACTCAAAAAGCCCGACGTGCTTGATCTCATCCAGAATGAAGATGGAACCATTCCCGACATGCTGTTGCAGTTTGTGACAGGCGTTAAGCAGGTCAAGAATGTGGAAATGACTGGCGAAACGGGTAAGTTATTTATTGACCTTATCCAAAAACTTACAAAGGCGTCTTTTGTCTCACCGCGTGTTGTTGATAACCCATCCGCCGACAATGAGATTGCACTTGGCGATGTGGAATTAGCAGATAAATTGTTCGTTTTGAGGTGGGCAATGGGCAATTTTGCCGAAGAAACCAAAAGTCCTTCTCCAGAACAAATCCGAGCTATGGCTTCTCGACTTAACAGCTAAAAGGTACGGGAACAGACCTAGTAGCCTTATCGGTCTTGAAGAAGGATGGATAGCCTACCTGTTCGATAGGTCGGTAGCGTTTTATGGGGATTATGTTGAAAAGAAACTGCAACAGGTAGACAGCAAGGGACACTATAAATATACCTTGCAAGACATTCTCAATGAAGCAGAGGTAGGCCAAGTGCAGTATGGGACACCAGAACAATTAATTGCGATGCTTGGAGATGCGGCGAGTGTGAAATGGCATACTTCTGAGAAGTGATCTTATGAGAAACGATGCACATTGGAACAGGTTTCTGAGGCGTGAACCAATGTGCATATAAAGCGCGTACGGCGATAACCGTACACTGAGATTATACATCATGGGACTGAGCGGCTCGGCAAATCCTGCGAATTTAGGAACGGCTACGGGCGCGATACGTCTTGATACTTCGGGCGTGCAGACGGGTATAGATCAGGCCCGTAGCGCGATTCGCGGCGGTCTAGATGGTATCAAAAGCGCCATCGCAGACGCAATGCAATCTATTGGCGCGGATTTGCAAAATGTCGGTAGTAGTTTAACGGTTGCCCTAGCCCCTGTGACGGCGTTTGCTGCACAGGGGATACTTGCGTTTGCGGACTTTGACGAAGCACTAAATGAAATTGAAGTGCGAACCGGGGCCACAGGCGAAGTTATGGACTTGGTGAAAGCCAAGGCCCTTGAAATGGGTGAAACGACAGCATTCAGCGCTACCGATGCTGCAAACGCGATGTTGCAAATGTTGTCGTCAGGGTATGACCTTGAACAGACAATGTCGGCGTTGCCTGATGTGCTTGATCTAGCCGCGAGCAGCAACCTCGATCTTGGCTATTCGGCAGATGCCGTCACAGATATACTCGCTCAATACAAGCTGGGTGCTGAGAACGCTAGTGTTGTGACGAATGCTCTAGCACAAGCGGCAGGGGCGTCATCGGCGACTGTACCCGATATGATACAGGCATTTGCTAACGCGGGGCCCGTCGCGGCGAATTATGGTTTATCTATCGAAGAGACCGCGGCGGCTCTAGCAGTCTTCAGTGAAAATGGCATCAAGGGTGCGGAAGCTGGCACGCAACTCCGATCGCTGCTCAATAATATGTCGCGTGATGTCCCAGAGGTTAAAGACCTTTGGGATGAACTAGGGATAAGTATGTATGACGCGCAAGGTAACATGCGCTCCCTTGACGCGATTATCAAAGATTTGAATGTGGCGCTTGATGGAACATCGGATGAGCGCAGGAATTATATCATTACCACGCTTGCTGGCTCGTATGGTCAAATAGGATTATCGGCCTTATTGGCCAGCAATGGCATTGATACTATGCAGACCTCAATGAGCGAAGCTGCGACGGCCTCCGAAATGGCACAGGGCCGCATGAACTCGTTTCGAGGCATCATTAGCTCGTTTCAATCCAGTGTAGAAACACTAAGTATCAACGTGTTGGGCCCGTTGGTGACAAAGTATATCATGCCAGCAATCACCAGCATTACCATGTTCCTTAACGAACTCAACGGGTGGATAGTTAAAAATCCCGAACTCGCAGAAAGCATTGGATTGGTGGTTGGCGTTTTAGCTGTACTAGGCCCAACAGTGTTTGGGATCGGTACAGCATTAAGCTATGCGGGGATGTTGTTTGGCGCGGTGAGTGCGCCAGTTTATATTTTAGTCGCGGCATTAGGGGCCTTATATATTGCCTATCGCAACAATTTCTTGGGCTTCCAAGATTTTGTTGAGCGAATTGCGCCTAATGTAATAGCAACATTTCAAACCGTTGCGGCGGGGGCAATGGAGCTATTCAATGCCCTTACGAGTGGTGATTTCGAGGGTGCTGGTGAAATCATCACCAATGCCTTTATGGGTGTATTTGACCAACTGGACGGTATATTTGAACAGTTGATTGATCTTCTGTTGATACCCTTCCAGATGTTGGGTATTGAAACAACAGGATTACGGAATGTTTTAGGTGAATTTGGAGATGTTCTACAGAATCAAATCATCGGGCGATTGCTTATTCTGAGAACGCTCATTGTTGGAATTGTCGAGGCTTTTCAGTTATTTGCAAACGGTGATTCCAGTGGTGGCTTTGCGGCATTAGGGGATATGCTGCAAAGCGTTGTTGAACAAGGGGCTACTCTGACGAGTGAGTTATTGGGTTTTCTCGGTAGTTTGGCAGTCGAAGTGGCTAAGGTGCTATTTGATTTAGGTAAAATCTTTGTAGCGTGGATTGGGCCGCAAATACCGGGCATGTTAGCTGCTCTAGGGATATATGCCGAAGCTCTATTTAAATGGGTAATAGATGCAGGTGGAAGGTTGCTCAATCAGCTTGGGGTATGGGGAGCGGCATTCATTAATTGGGTAGTACCAATCATTCCGCCATTATTGGAGTCACTGGCACTTCTCACATACGAAGTTGTAGTGTGGATATGGGATCAGATACCTTATCTGCTTGCGGGACTGATCGAATGGACGGCAGCGTTCATCAATTGGATTGGGCCAGTCATTGTAGACATTATTCCCGTTCTCGCTGAATTCATGGCTACAATAATTGAGTGGGTGCTAAGCGAAGGGCTGCCTATGCTCGTGATAGGTATGGTTGCGCTCACTGTTGCGTTTGTTAAATGGGTGTGGGACGCAATACCCATTCTCTTGCCTGCACTTTGGGAACTGATGAAAGCAACCCTGAAGTTTACGATTGATATTATCCCCGTCCTCGCTGAGGGAATGCTTACGGTTGGTATAGCGATGGTGCGAGGGCTAATCAATGGGTTAGGCAAAATTGGTGAAGCGTTCCTCGAAGCGGTTGGGGGGGGCGAAGTTTGGGAAGCCATTGAAGGTTTTATAGGCGATATCTTCAATTGGTTCGAGGAAGCTGGCGCGGCTATTCTTGATTTCCCCGGTTGGGTGAATGATGAATTTCTAGCCCCGATTGGGGATGCAATTAGCGAAGGCATTAGTGATATTGGGGATGCAATTGAAGATTTTGTAGACGGTGTTTTCAATTGGTTCGAGGAAGCTGGCGCGGCTATTCTTGATTTCCCCGGTTGGGTGAATGATGAATTTTTGGCTCCCATTGGAGACACGATTAGTGCAGGAGCGAATAGCGTTGGCGAATCAATTAATACATTTATAGCGGGGGTGTTCACTTCTTTGGGTAACGCGGCGGCCACACTTATCAATATGCCACAGTTGGTTATAGATACAATTATCATGCCAATGGTCGCAACAATTTTGTCTTTTGCTACCAATACGGCAAGCGAATTATGGCAAGCTGGCGCGAGTCTTGTGACGGCCATTTTCGATGCTTTTAAAGATACCGTACGTACCGCGATTGATATTCGTACGATGATTTGGGAAGATGTGGTTAAGCCGATGGTAGACCGCATCCTCGAATTCGTCACCACAACTACTAGCGAGATTTGGGAAGCTGGCCGGGGACTTGGTAAATCTATATTTGATGCAATGAAAGATGCGTTTGAAAATGTAGTCAACATACGCACTTGGATTATTGATGAATTCATCAAACCTATTGCAGATAAGATCATTGAGTTTGTCGGCGCGGGAGCGATTTGGGATGCGGCTAAAGGTCTTGCTACTAGTATCTTTAGCGCATTCACGTCTGCATGGGAGGCGCTGGGAGGTATAGGTTCATGGTTTTACAATAATCTTATCGCGCCAATCAAAAATAAAATATCTGAATTTGTGGGGACGGCGGGGGAGATTTGGGATACGGCAAAGCGTCTAGGGGAAGGGTTACTTAAAGGAGTAAGCGAAGGCATTACAGGGGCGATTTCGGTTGTGGAAAGTGCATTCAAAAGCGCGGTGAATAGGCTTATACCTGACCGCATAGGCATTACTATTGGTAAGATTGTAGATCCAATTTTAGGGAAGGAAATTTATGGGGGGGGAAATATAGGAATTGATTTGCCGAACCCCTTCCCCGGTTATGCAGAGGGAGGGGAGTTTGGGCCGGGACATATGTTGGTGGGTGAGGAAGGCCCTGAAGTATTAGTGACACGCCAATCGGGGATGGTGGTATCTAACAATCAATTGATGACGGCGCTCAACTTGCTCACTGGAGGGTTTGGTAATTTGGCGCAAATGCTATCTAATCTCCCTAATCTTGCTGGGGCAGGCGCGTCTATGGGGAGCGGCACAGTATTTAATATCAGTGTGCCAGTCGAGATGTTGAAGGATAGCCCGAACCTTGAACGGAATGCAAGGCAATTTGGCGAACTCTTTATGGATGAAGTGACGCGCCGCGGTGGGGGGATAGTATCATGACAACGCTACGGTTTCATAATTACACTTTCCCCAAAACGGGTTTGAAATGGCGAGATAACTTCCGTGACATGGTGTTAAGGACTGATCGGCTACCCGGCATGGATGGAGGATTCGATGTGTATGGAGTGGAGGCGGCCCCAAGCTCAGTCGGGACGGTCTATGTTGATTTTACTCTAATCGCTGAAGTTGAGATGGGGCGATATGGAGCGGCCAGCTACGACGAAGGTCTGCAGAGGGCCTTTGATACGCTAGGCGAATTAGCAAATTTTGGACAAAAACGACTTTTCTTAACACCTTATTTAGGCGCAACAGAACGGTTCTGTTGGGCAAAAATCAATAACATTAGCATATCAAAACAGCCTAGCGAGGCGCTGCACTTCCACCAAAATGTAGGGGTGATTTTTCAAGTCGCTTCCCCCTATTGGTATACACGCGGCACTGAATCTTGGCAATGGGGAGACGGGACAACGTGGGGGGGCGGCGCTAAGTGGGGAGGGAATGCTACCCCGCACGCGGTTAGCGGTTTATCTACTTCTTTCACCGAAACAATTAGCGGGAATGCGTATACATCACCCCGCATCACGATTGAATGTGGGGCGGGGCAAACGGCAGAAGATGTCACCGTACAAAGATTGGAAAATGGCATCATCAGAGATGAAGTGAAATACACAGGTGTATTAAGTGCAGGTGATTCATTGGAAATCAATTGCCGTGCAAAATCGGTGAAACTGAATGGAAGCGCGGCTTATGAGGGATTTACGGCGACAAGGCAAGATGTTTGGTTTCGACTTTTCCCGTCGGCAAATTCAATCAAAGTGCTAATGAAAAATGCCGGGGATGCGGCAAGCATAACGCTACGTTATTACGAGGTTTATAGATAGTTCTGAGAAGAGGTATGATGCGATGACAAGCACAATTAAAACAGGCGTAACAATGGACACCACGGCCCTGCTTGATGGGCAAACAGCAGACGCGAATGATGTTATCACCCCCCTCGATGATTTGCTGGCTCACGTCAAAAACGGGCGCGTGTCCATCACGGCGAATGATACGCATGTGAAGCATTTAAATGATGCGCTTACAGTATCAACCGGGTTGAGTAAAGCAGTAGGTTCGCCTGCGGGGGACGAGACATTAGGATTATCACTTGATAGTAAATTCGTGAATTTGCTGGCACTGCTTCCCGCGAGTGGAAAAATCCAAGATGGGGCGATAGACAGCGAAACAGCCAATAGCGGTTATGTTCTCACTGCAAATGGCTCAGGTGGGGTGAGCTGGGCCGCGGCGGGAGGTGGTGGGGCCCAGCCGGTAGATTTGTCTATCACGGCAGGGGAGAATCTGAGTGAGCGGGATTTGGCGTATCTCAATACCTCAGATAACAAATGGTATAAGATTGATACGAATGCCTCGCCTCCTAAAGTTGGATATTTGCGCGGAGTTATAAACCAAAGCGGGGGTATTCTTGCTGACAATACAGGCACGGTGCGTGTGCTTGGAGAGGTAAGCGGGTTCACCAGTTTAACGGCATGGGGCCCAGTCTATGCAAGCACAACGGCGGGAGGATATACACAAACCAAGCCCACCGTTAGCGCAGGCGGGGGCCAAGTGGCTCTAGTTACGATTGGTTTTGCGACTTCGACAACAACGGTTATGGTGTGGCAACGACCAATTCAATATTTGAAACGCGAATCGCTTGCCAATAATGCTACAACTACGATTGAACACCATGAGGATGCGCTGGCAAGAGAACGCCAATTGCGGGCCTATATTGCGGGAAGTGATGCAGGGGCTACGTTGACATCGTATGCTGATACAAATAGAGACGATAGGGCCTCATTGCGGGGTTTCGCAGGGGCGGGTGGAACAACTACAATCACGGCTTCGGGGGGCGGATCTACGCGCATTGGGGATACTGGAGGGACAGAATATGAATTAGGACAGAGTTTTCAAGTTACGGCGGGAAAATTAACGCAGTTTACATTCACATTGCTTGCGAATGCTGGTTCGCCGTCTGGAAATTTGACTTGGGAGATACGCTCGGATGCTGCGGGCGCTCCCTCCACAGTATTGCAAACGGGGACAATTACACCAACAGGTTCGACGACAAATACAGTCAACATAACTGATGGTGTATACCTCGCTGCATCAACAACGTACTGGCTTGTGCTGAGGGGAGCGGCGCAAGCGAATGATACAGGATGGGAGTGGCAACGATCAGCAACTTCTGTCTATGCGTCCGGACAGGGCGCATATAGAGATTTGGCGGGAGGGAGTTGGACAGGACTACCCTCGAATGACCATCAAATAACTGTTACCACTGGCGCCGTTGTGGCACGCGATAAACTCGCGCAATCGTTTCAGATCGGGAGTACGGCAGATGTGGATAGCGTGCGTCTGTGGATTAAAAAAGTTGGAAGTCCTACGGGGACAATGACATGTCGTATCGAGACAGACTCGGCGGGGAACCCGTCGGGGACGCTGGCGAATGCAAATGCTACGGTGACTGTTGCTGAAAGCGGTCTTACTACATCCTATGGATGGATTGAATTTGATTTTGCTACCAATTTTTCGCTGACAGGATCAACCACGTATTGGATTGTGCTGTCTACTGATCGGAGTGCTTCAAATACAAATTATGTGGACTGGGGAAGCGACCAATCCTCTCCCAGTTACGCGAATGGGCAGATGAAGGGCGAGGCATCCTCCACATGGAGCGCATTATCTATGGATGCGTGTTTTGAAGTGCTTGCGCCTGATACTGTCTACGAAGAACAGTGTGTGGTAGGCAGGTGGTCGGGGGGTACAAGGGACATCGCTGTTCGGATGGATGATGGAGCTGGGGCGAATGGGAGTACCAAAACAACGTTCAAAAATACATCAGGTGGAACGCTTGATACAACGTGTATCGTGGAGTTGGCATAATGGCAATCGAAATTTTAATTCAAAAAGAAATCCCAAATAGCCTTAGAACCAAGTCGGTGACTGCACTTTTGCGAGATAATATTGTGGTGAAGCGCATCGAGAAAGTGATGCCATTACAGGCAAATGCGCTTGCCGTCATCACTGCTGAAGCTGATACTCTTATACAGGGGGGGCAGACATTACCCCTCGCGGCATGGCTGGCCGCTAAAGAAATCCCTTTGCGCGACTACTATTACACCATCATTATGCAAGCCTATCAAACTATGATGAGTGGAGGGGATATTGACATGGCGCGAGGGGCAGCCATGCTCGCAATACAGCAGAATCCCGCCAAACTTGCTGAGTTTAACAGGTTGCGCGAAGTCGTTGGCCTAAACAATATGGTTGAAACGATTGAGGATAAACGTAGCGATTTATTGTGGATGGGTGTCTTTGCAGTGCTGGGGATAATTAGCGGCGGGGTTTAGTTCCTAGAAGGGTGTTTATGCGATGCGGCTATGGGGTGATGTATACGATGCCAATGGGAATAAACTTGGGGAGGGGCCAGTTGAACTTGAACAGGCGAGTTTTACGCAGGCACTTGACGGGATAGGCCGTTTTAGTTGTTCCGCGCCCGGACGAAACGAGAGGGCATTTGATCTACTTCAATTGGAAAGACGAATTAAGGTTTATGGGAGCGAGGATGAACAGACGCGGCTTTTGGGGAGTGGAATTATCCAAAAACGGCAATTCACTGATGGTCAAGGCGGCACAGGGCTTTCGGTCACGGGAAACGATATTCTCCAAGAACTTGATGAGAAAAATGTTTGGCTAAATCGGGCCTATGTAAATGAAGCTGTCGCGGCTGTTGCGGACGATTTAGTCAGCTTAATGTCAGGTTGGACGATAGACACCACAAATGTAAGCGGTAATGTATCGGTAGTGTTTAATGGGGTAAGCATTGCACGGGCGCTGCACACGCTGGCAACCATGCAAGGTATCCATTATCGCCTCGAGGGGGATAAAACAATTCTGCTTGGAGAGATGGGAGACGAGGCCGAGGCGCGGCTGATGCAAGCTGGGGAGCGCATGTCGGCGGACTTACGAGCGAATGATGATATTATGTTGATAGATAACCTGAGCCTT